AGAATGCAAAGAAATTGGAAAATTTATCCAAAATCGAAACTAAAATTATAGATAAAGGAATTGCACTGCTCAAATCTGGAAACATTGTAATTCTTACCTGGGACAGTAATTATTATTTACAAGGCTCTTTGCCACGAGGTACTGTTTTAGCAACATTGCCTGCTGGATATCGCCCAATTTTAGATATTTCTGCTCCAGTCACTTTTTGGAATAGCAACAACTCAGGCACAATTAAAATCAGAAGTAACGGTCAAATAACGTGGGAGTCGTCTATAAATTTACAGGGAACTATCTATGTTAATGCTTCTTTTTTAATTAGTTAATCAACAATATAGCTAACTGTGAATATTATGCTCGCAGAATTAACAGTTGCACCTTTCCATTTCCCGATTCCGCTAGATTCGATATAAACTGTCCCATTTGAAGTGTTATATTGCGAAGCGTTTACAGATAAAAATGTCTTTGGCTTGAATCCATCGGGTACTTGGAAAATTACAGTGTTATCATTGATATTTCTTAAAGCGTTACCACTGTCAAAAATGATAGTTACTATGTTACCGCATTTTTGGACAATATTACATGTAGTTCTACCTTGTCCTATTGCTTCTGCATGGACATACAACTTTGTCTGTTGCACTTTGTATAAATTTTCCAATTTATACACAATTGATCAATAAAAAAAATAAGGAGGTAAAAATGATAGTAAATATATATGATAAAAATACCTTACAAGTAGTCGCACATCCTGTTGCGACAAGCTTTGAAGATTTTAAAAATAATCCTGTTTTATTTTATCCCGACTGGGATAATACGAGACATGTTTGCTCTGTTACAGAATTTCAAAACCCTATTTTAGTATCCGGAAATATACGGGAAATGACGAAAGAAGAGCTGTACGCTGTCGGGAAATACACACTTGCAGACAATGAGCTTGTAGAGAACAATAAAATTAAAACAGTTGAACTATCTGAGTGTGAGTTTATTGAAAATAATACTATTAAATTAAACAGAAATTTAAAAATAGAGCAAATAAAAAAGGAATTATCTGAATTAAAAGTTGAATACTCTGAAAGTGAGTTTTTATTCAAAGGTAAATACTTGCAGAAAAACAGGGAAAAAGGCGACAGAGATAGCTTAACAAGTCTGATTTTGTTGCTAACAATAACTGGAAGAAAAGAAACAAGTGAATGGAAGCTGATAGATAAAGACACTAGGGAACACGTTTATCCAACTTTGACGCTTGATGACTTTAAGCTGATGGCATTTCACATGCAGTCACAGCTTTCTAAAGCATTGAAGACAGAAAGTGAAATTATATCTAATCTTAAAACTTTGTCAGATGAAGAACTTAAGAATTTTAATGCAAGAGAAGAATTTGAAAAGCTGTGGAATTAATCGTGAGATTATTCGTAAGAAAAACACACGAATAAAAACATGAATAGGAGGGAGTATGCTCAGAAATAGAACTAATGACAGGAGTATTCTTAAACGAAAAACTACTGAAGAAATTTTGGAAGAAATTAGAAAAGTAGCTTCTAAACCAAAACCATTATTTGTTGGATATGCACAAATAGGAGGAGAAACACTTAAAAAAGTTATTTGCGAATAAAGGAGGTAATATGCAACTTGAGAGAGATAAGTTATATATCAATTTCCACAAACCAAAAACTCCAATTGGATTTCTAATATCTTTATGGACACTAGGTAAATATTCTCATTGTGAGTTTATTTACAATAATCAAGTTTTTCTTTCAAATCCAGGTGGAGTTAGGACAAGAAAATTTAAGTATCAGAAAAATATGGAAATTTATGAGCTTAATAAAAATATCGATCCCAAAGATGTGATTGAATTTTTTAATACCGCACAGGGTAAAGGGTACGATTACTTGGGTATATTAGGGCAGTTCTTTTATGCGAGTAAAGTCCAGAATGACGAAAGATATTTTTGCAGTGAATTTTGCCTGAACGCAATAGATTATGCTTTACAATTTACCTTGACATATAGGCTAAAATCGTTAAAAGACAGGGTAGGTTATCAATTTAATCCGTCAAAATTATATAGATATTTAAAAGAAATGGAACTGTTAGGAAGGAAAGTGATGTAAAAATGAACATAGGAAATCTCATAGGAACAGAGTTTCTGCATGAAGGAAAAGAATTAAAAGTCACAGGTTTTAGAGTTGAAGGAGGTGAAATCATATTGACTACTGAGAATATAGGAGGTGATATCAGCACGAAGAAAAAATACGTGCTGTCAGATGCGAGTATTGAGAAAATGAAAGGAGTACACCCTAAGCTGATTGAACTCATGAAAAAAGCAATAAGTGACAGCCCTTACGATTTTAAGATAGTGCAAGGACTGAGAACAGCGGAGTATCAGAACAGTCTATACCAGCAAGGACGTACAAAGCCTGGTAAGATAGTCACAAAATTAGATGGTTACAACAGAAAATCAAATCATCAGGCAAAAGCTGATGGCTACGGCCATGCAGTAGATATAGCGGTTTGCGGGCAATACGACCAAAATGGTAACTACGTAAAATGCACTACGGATGCAGAAATGTTTGACAACAAAAAACTTGTTGAAATCTCAAGACATGTCAAAGCGGTGGCAAAAGAAATGGGACTGGATATAGTGTGGGGCGGAGACTGGAAAACTCTGTATGACACACCACATTATGAACTTGTTTAACTAAAAAATAATTTTAAGGAGTGATTTTAATGGACAGATTAACGGCAAAAATTTATATAACAGGAAAAATACTGGAATTAGCAAAAACACTGATTTACAGAACGGAAATCTTAAGCAAGGGAAAAGCAGGGATAGAAAAATTTCAGGAAGTCTATAACGGTTTCTGGGATAAACTGGAAGATCTGCTGGAAAAAGAAAAGGCTATAGATAGACCTTTTATTCCAAATTTTGTTGAAGAGATAGGAGAAGAAGCGTTGACGATAGCACTTGAAGAAGCAAAGAAGAAGTGCGACTTAAGAGTAGTACTGCAAGATATTTTTAACATTGAAAAGAAGGAAAATCCTGCCGCACTTTAAAAAGGGAGAAAGGAGTTATTTATGTTTTTTAGTTTGGATACTGAAACGGCGAAGGAGGTAGTTATGATCTCGTACGGCGTACTGCTCGGATTTTTAGGCAACATCACATTCCGGGCAAACAATAAAATCGATATTAAGCCGTTCTGGGTACGGCTTTTAAATGGGGCATTGGCAGATGCCCTTTATATTTTTCTCATGATCCTGTTTCCGAAAATACTTAAGCTTGACGTCGCCATAATGTTTATCATTTTCGGCATCGGATTTCTTATAGAGCCGTTGTCCGAGTTAGCTATTGTCAAGATGCCGACCATACTTGACAGGCTTATCGACAAATACTTCCCTCCGCGGAATGACAGCGGTGATAAAGATGGTGACTAAAAAAACACTTTGGGAAAAACTGTTCCCCGGAAGGGAGCACAAGCATGCACAGAAAAGCACTAAAATCAATTATGCGAACAAATATATAATCAGGATTATTTTATTTTTCCTGATTGAAAATATTGCTCTTATAAAAATAAGAGAATACCAGTTTATGCGGAATATGTTAAGAATTGCAAATGAAGGAGGGGGACCTCCTGCAGAAGTAGTCAGAACGCTGAGGGATACAATGCTAACAGAAAATCTGATAATAGTAATTATCACAACAGCAATCTCCATCGGACTGCTGTATTATTGCGACAGTAAAATGACTAAGGGTGGCCAGTAAAATGGTCACCCTCTTTTTTTTATTGCGAAAATTTTATATTCATTTTATAAAAAAGGTATTGACTTTTTTATAAATATATAGTATAATAATATCAAGATGGAAGTAGCAGAAAGGAGGAGATATGGAAAAAGTAAAGCCGAGAGGTGTGAAAAAAGGAGAAACACCTGCCTGGAAGGTGGGCAGAAAAGCAACAGGAAGAGAAAGGGATAAAAACATAAGCTTCAGAGTGACTCAAGAAGAAAAAGAGCTTATATATAAAGTATTAGACGAAGTCGGCGGTAACAGGACTGACGCTCTAATAAAAAAACTAAAAAAATAGAAATATTTATAAAAAAGGTATTGACATTTATACAAAAATGTAGTATAATAATATCAAGATAAAGGAAGATAGAATAAAAAAAAGAGTAGCCACCCGCCAAGATGAACTACTCAGAGTATCGCTAAACACTCAATTTATTTTATCACAATCCTTAAAAAAATTCAAGGAGTGGTTAAAATGAAACTAGAAAAATCAAAAAAACTGGAAATAAAAAAAGTTGGAAGAAAATATGTTGAAGCTGTAGACATAGCTTTCAACGGAAAAAAAGTAAAGATTGTTATGAATGACAACTTTACAAAAGAAATGGCAAAGGGAAATTTAGACAAAGTTATTGAACTCAATGTAAATGTTGAGTTTAAAAATAACAGTTATATGAACTACACAGAAGTAATTTTACATCCAGTTGATTTAGAGAAAATATCAAGAGAAGCTAAAGAAAAAGCAACTTTAAAAGAAATTGAAAGCAAGAAAAAAGGCATTGATACAATGCTGTATTATGTCAAAAAATATAGCGTTGAAGGGAAAAAATACCAAAATGGAATTGATGTTATAAATGATAATTTGAAAGAAATTAAAAAATTATCTAAAAATAATGACTTTGATTATATTGAAAAAATAAAATCAGAGTTAAAAAGTCTGGAATTGTCAGCAGAAGAGAATAACAACGAAAGACAATTATATGACTTCGACGAACCTTACACAGTTGGGCAAGAATTCAAATACTTCGATAAGTTAACAAACAAAGAAGTATTTGTAAGAGTAAAAAAAGCTTGGAGATACCGTGAACCTGATGCTTTGAGCATGGGGGGTTACGAAGATAACCAATGGTGCTACTGTGCGATAGTAGAAATTATCAATTAATATTTCGCCTATAAAATTAAAAAAAGATATAAATCAAAACAGGGCCTTTAAAAGCCCTGTTTTTTTTTGGTAAGTATATCACACACATCTGTCATATAAAATCAAATACACACAAATCTATAATGTACGATTAACACACAAGAGGTAAACAGAAACGCAGTATTTTCAGTACTTTAAGTACTCCCTATTTCCTGTAACGTAAATAGAGCAAAAATTTCATTTGAAATATTTAGAGATTCTTATTAATAGTGGTACATTATATGGGATTTGTTTTAGTTTGAATATTTGGAATGAGGTGTGTAAATATGAGACACAAAGATATAAGAA